GGTGCGGTTCAGGTTCGTGGCGACCGCGACGCCTTCGCCGAACCGATACAAGGAATTGATCCATTATGCCGGGTTCCTCGGCATCATGGATACGGGGCAGGCGCTGACGCGCTTCTTTCAGCGCAATTCCGAAAAAGCCGGAGATCTGACGCTCTACCCGCACAAGGAGCATGAATTCTGGCTCTGGGTCGCATCCTGGGGCCTGTTCCTGCAAAAGCCCTCGGATCTCGGCTTTTCGGACGACGGCTATGTGCTGCCGCCGCTGAAGCTGCGCTGGCACGAGGTGCAGAGCTATATTTCGGGCGGCGTCGAGAAGAACGGCCAATACCTGCTGCTGAACGTCGACGCCGTGGGCCTTTCCGGCGAGGCGAAGGAGCGTCGCGCGACGCTCGCCGCGCGGATCGCCAAAGGCAAGGAAATCCGCGACGCTGCGCCCGACGAGCATTTCCTGCTCTGGCACGACCTCGAGGATGAGCGTCGCGCCATCGAGGCGGCCTTCCCCGACGCCAAGAGCATCTACGGCACGCAGGACATCGACGAGCGCGAGGGCCGCGTCATCGATTTTTCGGACGGCCGGATCAAGGATCTGGCGGCAAAGCCGGTCATCGCCGGTTCCGGCTGCAATTTCCAGCGCCATTGCCGGCGGGCGATCTTCTTCGGCGCCAACCACAAGTTCAACGACCTGATCCAGGCCGTGCACCGCATCTACCGGTTCGGCCAGGCGGGCGAGGTCGAGATCGACATCATTCATAGCGAGCGCGAGCGGCACGTGCGCCGCGACATCGAAGCCAAGTGGTCGCGTCACACGGAAATGGTCGGGAGGATGAGCGAGATCATTCGGCACTATGGCCTCAACGCCGTCGAGATGACGCAGGTTCTGGCGCGCAGCATCGGCGTCGAGCGCATCGAGGCCGCCGGCAAGAACTGGCGGATGGCGAACAACGATTGCGTCGACGAGTGCCGGCGCATGGCGGACGGGTGCATCGACATGGTCGTGACCTCGATCCCCTTCGCCAACCATTACGAATATACGCCGAAGTACGATGATTTCGGCCATACCGACGACAACGCGCATTTCTTCGCGCAGCTGGATTTCCTGACGCCCGAGCTGCTGCGCATCCTCGCGCCCGGGCGGCTTGCGTGCATCCATGTCAAGGACCGCGTCGAGTTCGGCTCGGTGACCGGTACCGGCATGCCGACCGTCGATCCGTTCCACGCCGATTGCATCGCGCACTACCGGCGGCACGGGTTTCTGTTCATGGGCATGATCACCGTCGTCACGGATGTCGTGCGCGAGAACAACCAGACGTACCGGCTCGGCTATACCGAGATGCTGAAGGATTCGACCAAGATGGGCGTCGGCTGCCCGGAATATGTCCTGCTGTTGCGCAAGCCGCAGAGCGACAAGGGGAGAGCCTATGCCGATCGGCCGGTCGTCAAGAGCGACAAGGATTATTCGCTGGCGCGCTGGCAGATCGACGCTCATGCCTTCTGGCGATCGAGCGGCAACCGGCTGCTGACGCCCGACGAGATGACCAGCCTGCCGCCGAACGCGCGCCAGAAACTTTTCACCGAAAACAGCCTGCGGCAGATCTACGATTTCGAGCACCATGTGGCGATCGGCGAGAGGCTGCAGGCCTCCGGTCAGTTGCCGTCGACCTTCATGAGCCTGGCGCCGGGCAGCGCCGACCCGGGCGTGTGGCATGACGTGGTGCGGATGCGCACGCTCAACGGCGCGCAAGCGGCGCAGGGCCGAGAGAAGCATCTGTGCCCTCTCCAGTTCGATATCGTCGATCGACTGATCGAGCGATACTCGAACAAGGGCGAACTGGTGTTCGATCCGTTCGGCGGCCTGGGCACAGTGCCTGTGCGGGCTTTGAAGCTCGGGCGGCGTGGCGCGGCGGTCGAGTTGTCCGCCGATTATTTCTGCGATGCGGTGAAATATCTGCAGGCACAGGAAGAGGCTATGGCCATGCCCGACCTGTTCGCCGCGCTTTCGACCGAGATCGCGGCGTGAGAGGGAAGGACTTCCCTATCGAGAAGTGATGAATTCATTGAAGAACCGCCCATGGAAACGCCGCACGAGCGCATTGCCCGCATTCTGGAAACGGCGGAGATCATCTTCGATGGTGCGCTCGACGAAGGATCGGACCTAGGGTTCAGCGAGGCGCAGGGGGACGAACCATCACCCAGCGTCTCGCCAGCTCCATTTGGAGACGAGCCTGATCGCGGGTGCGAGCCGGCAAGTAGCTTCTGGGCCAGGGTGCGCGCCTGCGCCCAGCTCTTGCCTAATGATACGGACAACGGCCATCGGTTGCGCATCTGGCACGGCGATGTGGTGCTGCACGTCAAGGCGGTCGGCTGGTATTTCTGGACCGGCCGCGTATGGGACGGCGAGCGTGGTGAATATGCCCTGCAGCGAATTGCCCAAGTCACTGCGAAGCTGATTGCGCATGAGGCCGAGGTGATCGAGATGACCGCCGCACAGCAAGCGGCCGTCGCGGAGATGCGTCGCGCCAAGCTTGTTCCGCCTGACCAGCGCAGCGCTGAGCAGGCTGCCGCGATAGAGGATGGGTCGCGCGCGCTAGCCGCCTGGGGCACCCGCACGGCCAAACGCACCGCATTTTCCGTGACCTCCGGCAACAGCGCCAGACTCGCCAACATGATCGCCGAGGCCTTGCCGCACAAGGTCGTCGCCATCGACGCCATGGATGGCGACGTTAACGCTTTCAACGTCGAGAACGGCACCTTGCGGTTTTCGCGCGTCCCCGATCTCGAATGCCTAGACCCGGAGGTGACGCGATATGTCCCGCTCGTCGAGCTCACTGAGCATCGGCGGCTCGACTACATGACGAAGATGGCGCCTGTTGCCTACGATCCTGCGGCGCGATGCCCGCGCTGGCACGCGTTTTTGGAGAGATTCCAGCCAAAGCCGCGCATTCGGCGATTTCTGCAAATCTTCCACGGATACGCGATGCTCGGTTCCATGGGAGCGCAGCAGCTCGTCTTCAGCCATGGCGAAGGCGCCAACGGCAAATCGACGTTCATCGAGGCGATCTGCCGTGTGATGGGCGCCTATGCCGGCGTCTTGAATCCCGAATCCATCTCCGGCACCGGTACTCGGCAGGGAGCGCAAGCGTCTCCAGATCTCGCTACACTGCCGGGTAAGCGGCTTGTTCGCATTTCCGAATTACCTCGCGGCGAGCCCCTTAAAGAGGCCCTGGTGAAGCACCTGACCGGCGGCGAGCCGATGCTTGTGCGGCAGAACTACGGCGATTTCTATCCTTTCAAGCCGTGCTTCAAAGCATCGATGTCCGGCAACGACAAGCCGACCATCGGCGGCGTCGATTACGGCATCTGGCGGCGCTTGCGGCTGGTGCCGTGGGAAGTGACGATCGACGATGCAGAGCGGAGAGACCTCGAGGATGTTCTCGCCGAATTCTGGCAAGAACGCGCCGGCATCCTGAACTGGATGGTCGAAGGTGCTTTGATCTATCTCGCCGAGGGGCTCGTGGCCCCCCCTGAAGTGGTTGATGCGACGGCCGCCTACCGATCGGAAATGGATCATGTGCAAGGCTTCGTCGATGGCTGCGTGCTGCGCACCGGCGACGAAAACGATTGTGTTCAGGCGCTGCCTCTCTACCAGGCCTATGAGGCCTATTGTCTCTCGAACGCGATAAAGCCTTTCTCGAACAAGGCATTTTCGCAGATCTTCCAAAAGAAGGGGTTTCGCAAGTCGGATCCGAAGAGCCGTATACGGTTTTTCTACGGGCTCAAACTGCACGACGTTCCCGAGCGTCCCCGCAACCCCGACGAGCGAGAGGGTTGGCACGCAGTGCCTGACCCATAGGTCACTGCGAGGGTTGCGAGGGTCAGCGAGGGTCGATCCGATGACCCTCGCTGCCAAATAGCCGTGCAGTATCATTCTGTTGTCGAAGGCTTGCGAGGGTTGCGAGGGTTCTCGCGCGCATACGTGAGAAATACGGGTTACGGGACGACATCCTCCCAAAACCACGGAGGACGACTTTCTTACGTATTACACGAGACTAACCCTCGCAACCCTCGCAAGTATGATGTAAGAGATTGATATATAGAAAAAAAAAGGTTGCGAGGGTTGATTTGACGACCCTCGCTGACCCTCGCAACCCTCGCAAGTGGGGATTTGGCCATGAATGTGTGTGTCGTTGATCGCGCCGAGACGAAGCGTCGCCGCAAGATGGATATCGAGGCCGCGCTGCGCTGGGCGCATGTCGAGGAACTGCCGAAGGCCGAAGCGATGCGCCGGGCCATCACACGCGGCCCCGACGGCGAGGGCCGAGCGTGGGAGAGGATCGAGAACTATGTGACGCTGCTGACGGAGATCGACTACAACGCCTATGGGGTGCTGCCCGATCCGCTGCGCATGGGCACGCCGCACGAGGACGCGCTGACGATCGCGCGCGCCGTGGCGCGTTTTACCGATCATGTCGTCGTGCTGCCGGAGGGGTGGAACCCGATCGCCGATCTCGGCGATCTGGGCTCGGACGGCGCGGCTTGCATCCGCGAGGCGCTCGATATGGTCACGCGGGTCGGCGCCCAAGGTAGGCGCCAGTGCAAGGCGCGGCCGGACCATCTGCTGATCCGGCATGCCGTCCTGGGAGGGTGTCCGGACTGGCGGATCGAGGAAAAGCCCGAGCGCAGGGTCGTTTGCGAGAACGGCAAGCCGAAATGGTTTCGCCGCAGCCTCGTATGGGCCGGCGACGAGCTCACCGGCCAGTGGGAGGAAGTCGAAGTCGACGGGCGCAATCCCCGCACCAAGCGGCCTTACGACGATGCCTATCGCAAGACCTATCTCGATCCGGATCCGGTGCTGAGCATCGCCGCGCGGGCCGAATATGAAATCTGGCACGGCATGATGATGCTGCTCGGCGAGATGCTGGCGGGCGAGATGGAGAGCATCGAGCTGCAGCCCTTCCGGCGCTCGTCGCGGCCGTGGGAGATGCCGGATGCGCCCGGCAGCAGTGTGCTGCGGGTGGACGGATATGTCATGCCGCGCTTGGAAGGGCAAAGGGGCGGTGTTTGATATCAAGGCCGCGCGGCGTAATCTTGAATAAGAGTAAAAAAAGAAAATTACGGGCCAATGATCCTCGAACATCTCATCAACGAAGCCGATTACCTCTTCTTCGCCCGCAACACGGACTGCACCGAAGAGACTATGATGGAAGTGATGCGCGACTTCCGGATCTTCGAGGCCAAGATCGATCGTATGGTCAAGACCGGCGAGCTGAAGGGGAAGATCGGGCTCAAGCTGATCGAGCGGGCCGGGAAGGTGGACAGGGTTCCGGAAGCGCTGGCGGCCTGAGCGCTGTAAAAATCGGGCGACCTCCGGGTCGCCTGAAGCGCGCCGAAAAAATCTTCAAAAAAAGTGCGGATTTGGGGATGACAGGCGCCAGTCGCTTGACATAGCTTGGCCACACTAAAAAAGAACGGACGGATGTAGGCCTGGGCACGCCGAGTGCTTCGGGCCTTTTCTTTTTGGAGCTTCCCCATGTGCCGATGCAGTGACCGCCGTGAAGCGATCGCCCGGTCGTTGGGCGCTGCCGTGCGTGGCGATGTCGCGGAGGTCGCGCGGCAGGCTGGCGTCGTGGTGCGTTCGGCGCAGGCGGATCTCGCTGATCTGCGGCTCGCGGCTGCGCATCGCAGGCTTCGCCGCGCGGCCTGATCCGCCCCATGTCGAGCTTCCTCGAGATCAAGATCGAGACGGTTGGAAGGCTCGCCTCTCCGGCCATCCGTTTGGCGATCGCACGCGGAATCAACGATGCGGGCGGCAAGATCGCCACGCGGGTGCGGCGCGGACTGCGCGAACAGACGGATGTCAGCAAATACGCCTCGATCACGTCCAGGACCGCGACCATCCGGGCGGGCGCGGGGAACCTCTACTTCGCGATCGTAGCGCATGGCAAAGGCATCCCGATCGAGGAGTTCCCGGTCGTCGTCACCTCGCAGGGCGTCGATGCCAAGCCGTGGGGCGTCGACCACCTGTTCCAACGCTCGTTCAGGGAGCGCTATCGTGGTGGCCTGCGTGCGCGCCTGAGTGCGGAGCGTTTCCCTATTCGCAGGCTCTACGGCCCGTCGCTACCCAGGGAGCTGGGCAAGGGCAACATCCCCGCCATCTTCTACGACGGCTGCGCGGAGCTATTGCCGGCGGCTATCATAAAATCCCTAGCCATGGCCCTACGATGAGCGGGTCCTCCCCCCGTCCCCAAAACCCCGCGCAGCGGACGCAGTGCGTTGTTTTGCTAGTGGCTGGGTTTCGAAACACATACACGTGTTTGCACGAGTAGATGCACGTGAGCACGGGTTTTGTCAGTGTGACCAAAGCGGCGGAATTACTCAGCGCCGCCGGGGACCATGTCGACCGCACGTCCTTGTCCCGCTATGTCAAATCGCACGCCGATGCGCTGCGACCCGAGCGTCAGGGTCGCGAGACGATCGTCGACTACGAGGCTCTCGCGGCTCATCGGCGTGAAAACATCCGGCTGAGTGATGCCAAGCCCTTCGCCGACGATCGATCGAAGGCAGACGAGGCGAAGGGCAAGCTGCGCGTCGATCGCCAGCTGCGCGAGCTCGACCTCGCCGAGCGGCAGGGCGCCCTCACCATCGTCACGGAGGTCGAGGCGGCCGCAAGGGACGCGGTCAGCGCCATGTCGAATGCCTTCGCGCTCGCCGTCAACGAAGTGGCCGAGAAGTTCGCAGCATCTCTCGGTACCGAGGCCCGCCTCGTGCGCCCGCATCTGCGGGACTTGGAGAAGAAAGCGATCGACAACTTCGCTCGCTCGCTCGCCGATAGCCTGCTCGTGGATCTGGCCTAAAATGCTCGACACCGTCGCCCAAACGATCGACCGCGCCGCTCGCGGCCGAGAGCTGAGGGCTGAGTTTTCGCAGCTGCCGCACGGCCGCAAGGTCTTGTTCGATGCGATGATCAATGCGTCGACCCGCGAGCAAGATCTCACCGTCTCGGAATGGTCCGACCGCTACCGCAAGGTCTCCGCGGAATCAGGCTCGCGCTACCCCGGCGATTGGATCACGGCGCGTGTTCCCTACCTTCGTGAGCCGATGGACTGCCTTCACCCGGATCATCCGGCCCGTTCCGTCCGCCTCAAATTCTCCGCGCAGACCGGTAAGAGCGAAGTTGGCGTCTGCTGGTTCGGATTCATCGTCGACCAGGCTCCAGGCTCGCTGCTGACGATCCTGCCGTCGCTCGACGAGGCGCTGAAGTACAACCGCGTCAAGCTGCAGCCGACGATCGATGCGAGCCCGCGCATCCGCCACCGCGTTCGCCCGGAAAACTCGCGCGACGAGGCGGCCTCTACCACGGCCTTCAAGCGCTTCGCCGGCGGCTTCAACCAGATCGTCACGGCTTCGAGCTCGAAGGGCCTGCAGATGATCTCGGTGCGCTACCTGATCATGGAAGAAGTGTCGGAATATCCGCTCGACACGGACGGTCGCGGCTCGCCCATCGATCAGGCTCGGGCCCGGCAGAAATCCTATGGCGACATGGCCAAGGAATTCGTGCCGTCGACGCCTGGCATCGCCGGCGAATGCCGAATTTCGCAGATGTACGACGAGGGCGACCGCCGCCGCTGCTATCTGCCGTGCCCTCACTGCGGCGCGTTCCAGGTGCTGCGCTTCGAAAACATGCAGCCGCCGTCGGTGGCGACCAACAACCGCGCCACTTTCGGCTGCATCGCCAACGGCTGCATCATCGATCAGGCCGAGATGCCCGACATGCGGCTGAAACTGCGCTGGGTACCGACGCGCGTCGAGGAAGGCGAGCCGGCCGTTCCCGTCACCATCTCGCCGGCCGAGATCGATGTCTATGCGATCCCCCCGTGCGAGGGCCGCGTGAGGCAATGGCACCCGTCTTACGCGCTCTGGTCGGCCTATTCGCCGTTCGAGAGCTGGGGCGACATCTTCGCTCGCTGGCTCGACGCCAAGGGCGACCCGCTGAAGGAAAAGGTATTCACTCAGCAGGACCTCGGTGAGGCTTACGAGGCCTCGAGCGACACGCCCGACTGGGAAAAGCTGCTCGCCGTGCGCCGGCCGTGGCGGCAGGATGTCGTGCCGTTTCCGGCCTGCGTCCTGACCGGCTTCATCGACGTCCAGGGCAACCGCTTCGAGTGGGGCGTGTGGGGTTACGGGCCCGGTTTCCAGGCCTGGATGGTGGCGCGCGGCGTCATCGCGCACGGTTACGAGACGGACGCGGCGTGGAAGGCGATCGATGCCCTGACGGCGCGCACATGGCCGACGGAATCCTGCCGCGAGCTGACGGTGTTGCGCTGGGGCATCGATACGGGCGCCTTCACGCAGACGCTCTATGACCGCGTGTCCGGCCGTCATCTGCTGCTGGCCACCAAAGGCGACAACCGGCCGCGCAGCATCCCGTTCCGGCTGACGCGCGCCGACTTGCGCGATGCCCAGGGGCGCCCGATCGCGGGCCGGCGCATCAACCTCGGCCTGATCGGCAATTTCGACCTGAAAAGTTCGGTTTACGAGGGCCTGAGGCATCTCGTCGTCGGTTGTGATGCGGCCGGCCGATGGCCGCAAGGCACGGTCCATCTGCCCGATTGGATCGGCGAGGACGAACTCAAACAATTGACGGCCGAAACGCTCGTCGATCCTCGTCTCGAGACCAAGGGCAACGCCAAGGCGAAGGCGCTGGTGCGCCCTGGCGACACGCGCGAATGGCGCAAGAGGCCGAATCAGGCGAACGAAGCCTTGGATATCGCGGTCGGGTGTCGCGCTCTCGCGTGGGGCGAAGGCGCTGGGCAAATTTCGGCGACGCGCTGGCAGGAATTGGTCGCCGAGGCGCACGGCCCCGTGCCGGCGCCCGCGGCGGATCTCTTCGCGCCGCCGAAGATCGTCTCGGATGCAGCGCCTGAGACGATCGAAAAAGAGCAGGCTGAGCCTGTCAAGCACGAAGACATCATCGCCAAGCTCGCACGTCTCGCCAAGCTGAACGCGGAGCGCTGGTAGATGTCGCCCGAACAGATGCTCGCCGCGGCGCAGATGGCCTATCATCAGCTGATGACCGGATGTCTTGCGGTTGAAGTCGTCGTCGACGGCTATACGACACGATTCAACCGGGCGAACGCCAGTGAACTGCAGGCCTATATCTCGCGGCTGCAGGCGCAGATCAACAATTGTCCGACCGTTGGCGCTATAGGGATCGTATTCTGATGGCTGCGGCGCAAATTCTCGATGCGAGCGGCGACCCTGTCCTGCCCGCCGAGATAGAGCGTATCCGCGCGCAAGCCATGATGGACGGCTTCGGGCGGACGGACTACGAGGCGCCCTATCACGCGTCGTCGCTGCTGTCGCAGGATACGGCGGCCTGGCGGCCCGCTCTGCGGTCGGGCGACTTTGCCGGCCTCATCCGGCGCGATCTCACGATCGCCCGCATCCACGACATCGTCAGCAACGACCCTCATGCGTCGACGGCGCTCGACAAGCTCGTCGATCTTCTGGTCGGGCCCGGCCTGCGCCTGAGCGCCAAGCCGGACGGCGTCGCGCTCGGCATCAAGGATCGGGAGAAATTGCGCAATTTCGCCCGGCAGATGCAGTCGGAATGGCGCCTGTTCGCCGACGATCCGCGCAAGCTGTGCGACAAGCAGCGCAAGCTGACGATGAACGGCCTGTTGCGCCTGATGGCGCGGACATGGCTCACGCTCGGCGAGGCGGCCGCGGTGCTGACGCTCAACGACGCGCCTGGCGCGCGCTACGAAACCTGCGTTCTCACGGTCGATCCAGACCGGATCTGCAACCCCTACTCCGACCGCGACACGCTCACTTTGCGGGCGGGCGTCGAGATGGACGCTGATGGGGCGCCGATCGCCTATCACGTGCGCGATGCCCATCTCGGCGATTATTGGGCGCCGTTTCAGCAGGTGAGATGGACGCGCGTCGAGCGGTCGACGTCTTGGGGCAGGCCTGTCTTCGTCCACGGCTACGAACCTTTGCGCGACGGCGATACGCGCGGTACGTCGCCATTCATCACGCTGATCACGCTGATGCGCATGCTCGGCAAGTTTCGCGACAACGAGCTCGCCACCGCAACCCTCAACGCGCTGTTCTCGGCGTTCGTCGAGTCTAACCTCGGCATCGACGAAGTGGCGCAGCGCCTTTCGCCGGTTACCGATGCGCGCACGCAGATGGGCTACGCGGCCTGGCTCATGGAGTATTTCGAAAAATACCCGGCCCGCGTCGGCGGCGTTCGGATCCCGGTCATGCCGCCCGGCTCGAAGGTCACCCTGAATTCTACGCCCCGGCCGGCGACGAGCTTTGCGGCGATCGAAACGGCCTTTCTGCAGACCTTCGGCGCCCGCCTCAATATTCCCTACGAAGAACTGAAGGGCGATTGGTCGAAAACCAACTATTCGAGCTTCAAGGGCGCGCTGAACGGGTGTTTGCGCGGCATGCGCCGGATGATGGCGACTTTCACGGAGCAGATCGTCGCGCCCATTCAGCTAGCGTGGGCCGATGAAGCATTCGACAAAGGCTATCTGCGGCCGCCGTCGGGCGCCGATTTCTGGGAAATGCCCGGCGCCTATCTGCGCAGCAAATGGATTGGCCCGGGCCGCGGCTATGTCGACGAGCTGAAGGAGATCGAGGCTGCTGGCCTGCGCATGGAAGGACTGGTGTCGACCCTAGAAATCGAGTGCGCGCTGCAGGGCCACGATTACGAGGACATCCTCGACCAGATCGCGCTCGAGGTTCAGGATCTGAAGGATCGCAAGCTGACGCGGCTGTCGCTCGTGGCGGCGGTACAGTCGGCGCGCGGGCCGAAGCCCGACAGCCAGGATGCGGAGGGCCCTGCAGGACCGGATGGCGACGCGACCGGCAAGGGCGCGAGCCAGAGCGGCGGCGGCGGGTCGGAAAGCTGATGCACGAACTCGCGCGCGTCGCCGGCCGGCTGTTCAACCGGCCGCTGATGATCTTGCCCGAAACGGCCGTCACCATCGCCAACGTGCTGCACGATTGCGTCGGCGCCGACCCGATGGAGCCCGTCTCGCTGATCGAGGCGAGCCGCTTTCGCGGCTTGCCGCGCGGTCCCGCCGCCGCCGACGGCACGCCGAAAAACTACTATCGGATGATCGACGGCGTCGCCGTCATCTCCATGCTCGGCGAACTGGTCAATCGCGGCGCCTGGATCGGCGCATCGTCGGGGCTCATCTCGTACGAAGGGCTCGACGAGCAGTTGCGCACTGCCGCGGACGATATGAGCGTGCGCGGCATCCTGCTCGATATGGAATCTCCCGGGGGCGAAGCGTCCGGCGCTTTCGAGACGGCCGCCTTGGTGCGCGAGATCGGCCGCACCAAGCGCGTGGCGGCGGTCGTCAATGGGCTCGCCGCTTCGGCGGCCTATGCGATCGCCTCGGGCGCCTCGCGCATCGTCACCACGTCTACGGGCGTGCAGGGCTCGATCGGCGTCGTGATGGTGCATCTCGACCGCTCGGCCGCACTGCAGCGCGCCGGCGTCAAGCCGACGCTCATCTATGCCGGCGCGCACAAGGCCGACACGTCGTCGGCACAGCCGCTCGGCGACGAGGCGCGGGCCCGTCTGCAGGCGCATGTCGACGAGGTCTACGACCTCTTCGTCGGCACCGTGGCGCAGTACCGCGATCTCGACGCGGATGCGGTCCGGGCGACTGAGGCCGGCATCTTCATGGGCGCAAGCGCGGTCGAAGCCGGTCTCGCCGACGCGGTCGGCACGTTCGACGATGCTTTGGCTTGGCTCAGGCAGCCGCGAACCGGCGTGAGCCTCTACACTGGAGTTCCTTCGATGACGGATTTGAACACGATCCTGCGCGCCGAGCATGAATCCCTGATGGCGTCGGCCGTCACCAGCGCGCGCACCACCGCCTATGCCGAAGGCGTCGAGGCCGGCCGGCGCGAGGGCGCCACGGCCGAGCGCGATCGCATCCGGTCGATCTGCAGCTGCGAGGAGGCGAGGGGCCGCGAGGCGACAGCGCAGCACATCGCCTACAACACGGCGATGGCGCTGGACGATGCGAGAAGCATGCTCGCCAGCGTGCCTGTCGCCGCAGCGCCGCCGCCGCCGACGCGCATGTCGCAGACGCCGCGGCCCGACGTGCGTCCAGGCACCGGCTCGCCCGGCCCCGATGCGGATCCGCAGGCGGCCATCGATGCGGCGTGGTCCGGCATCGCCAAGAGCGTCAGCCCCATGGTCCGCGCCGCCTGAGCCCTTGTCGAGTTGATCTAGGAGAGATCCCGTGACCGCTACCGCCTTTACCGAAGCCGTCCATCCGATGGCGCCACTCCTCCATGCCGAGCATCAGGTCTCGATCGACGAGGTGATCATCGCCCAGTCGCAGACGATCGTCGTCGGCCAGGTGCTCGGCGCTATCGGCGTCGTCGCCGACGATACGGTGACCAACGCCGCCGGCGCCGGCAATACCGGCAACGGCACGGTGGGGACGGTCACGCCGACCTCGGCCGCCGTCAACGGCCAGTACAACCTCGTGTTCATCACGGCCGGCGCCACGGCGGAATTCGAGCTCACCGATCCGAACGGCCAACTCGTCGGCACCGGTAAGGTCGGCACGGCTTTCGCGGGCCCGCTCGGCTTCACGTTCACGGCCGGCGGCACGAACTTTGCCGTCGGCGACACATGGTCGTTCACGCTCACGCGGCCGTTCGACGAGGCGGGCGAGCAGTTCGAAGCGTGGAACCCGGCTGCGACCGACGGCTCGCAGAACGCCGTCGCCATCGCGCTCTATCCCTGCGCGACGGGGGCGGGCCAGACGGCGAAGATCGCCGCGCTGCGCCGCGACGGCGCGGCGCGATTGGGTGATCTCACCTGGAACGGCTCGGC